TGGTCGACCATCTGAATGATCATGCGTGGCTCCTTTGCAGGTTCCCGGGCACTGAAGAATGCGGCGAGCACCAGATGCACTGCATGCCCCGGCCATTGCTGTCGGTGATGACGAGGTTTCCTGACGTGGCGCGGTGCCCGCAAGGCAGCCGCCTGGACAGGAGCCCGGCGTCACGGCATGCGGTGCACGCGATCCGCCCGCCCGCCAGCGGGATGCGCTCACGCCCGGCGCCGACCGCCCGCCCGCACACCCCGCAATGCGGGACGGCCGGGCGGGCGCCCGCGAGCCTGCGCCTGTTGCTCATGTCATGCCGCCGGTTTCCTGGAGACCCGCCCGCAGGCCTCCCCACGCGGAGCCTGCGGGCGGGTTGCTTTCGCGGTGCCGCTCGATGTACTCCGCCGCGGCGCGGAGCAGGGCGGGGTTGTCGTGCGCAGCACCGAGCATGTGGTTGCAGTTGAGGCAGAGCAGATCCCGTGGTGTGCCTGTCTCATGGTCATGGTCGGCGTGCAGCTTGCTCGCGGCACGGACTCCGCCAGGTTTTGGCGGCTGGCCACATAGTGCACAGAGCCCGGCCTGTGCAACGAGAATCCGCTCATAATCATCCGGTGTAAACCCGGACCGGGCAAGTTGCGATTTGCGGTTATAACGCCGCTGAGCCTCAATCCGCGCCTTACTTGACACTGGACTTGACGGCCGCCGCAACTCGTTCTGCCGTGACCGGCGCTCAGGGTGCCTGTCTGCACTACGTTGACGTTCACGGTTTTCAGGGAGTGAATCCCGGCAAGTACGTGAGCATGTGAGCTGACTGGCTCTTGACGGCTGGAATGGATCACCATTACGCGGGCATTTTTCATTCAAGCACACGCGCACCTCAAGACCGGCGGCAATACGAGTGCCACCCTTTGGTCTCGCCCAATCGTCACGGTGCTCCTCTGCACACTCACGTGAGTGGTAAGCCTGCTTCTTTCGGAGTGGGCTAAATGTGATCCCACATCCTTTGCAATTAGCTGTCCATCGTCCATCTGCACTGCGCGTCATCGTGACCCACTTCCGGTTGAGGGCAAGATTTTTCTAGCCTCTCAACCGGAAGTGTATCACGTTGATCTGACTGGCACTACGTTGCCGCTCCCTGATACATCTTTATAGCGCCCGTCCTGTCCACGAGGGTACCGTCACCACGAAGAATGGCGCGGAACGTCACCAGGTCGGACCCGAATGCGAAGTCATCGCTCCGCTCGAACCGCACCCCGCCGACGAGCCGGACGAAGTACTGGCTGAAGTCGCCGAAGGCGATTCCCTTGGCGCCGGTCGCCATGGCCGGCATGAACGGGTCGGCCACCAGCGGCTTGCCGAGCAGCAGGTCCGGGGACCCGAGCACCGCGGAAGGCTCCCAGATCGGGCGCCCGACCGTGTCGGTGATCTTCCTGAACCCGCCGATGGTCTTGTCCGCGGCCAGCCAGTAGCAGGACCGGCTCTGGCGGTACGGCGCGATGACGCTGTACTCCAGGTCGACCAGGTTGGCGTAGGACGGTGCGCCGGAGACGCCGGTCGTGGCGCCGGTGACGCCGACGGTGGCGTTGGTGATGCCGTAAGGCTGGCTGGCGCCTGTCCCGTTGACCAGGTCGGTGCCGAACGAGTTGCCCAGCGCCCGGCCGGCCTGCATGGCCAGGTAGCCGAGCAGGTCGACGGCGGTGTCGTCGATGAGTTCCCTGGCGACCTGCAGCATAATGCCATACTTGTAGGCACTGAGCGGCTGCATTGAGAATGCGGGATCGGCGGTCGGGATATTGCCGGCCTGTGCGGCGGAAGCGGCGGTGGAATGGGCGGTGGTCTTGGGCACCTGCAGCGTTTCCCCGCCGCCAGTGTTCAGGACCGTCGGGCCGCATTGCATTACGCCACTGACCTCAATCAGGTGCGCAATGAGCATGTCGTAAAAATCGGTCGGGATAATGCTGGAGGCGTTGGTCCCCTGCGTGCTGGTGGTCAGGATCCGGTAGTTGATCGGGCCCAGGCCCGGGTCGCGGCGGATCTCCAGGGACTTCTTGGCCCCCTCCTCACCGCGGGCCCACTTGCGGATCTCCTCGAGCATCGCGCCGCCGCCTGCGGTGCGCGCCGCCTGCCCGCCGTCCGGCTTACGGCCGGACAGGGCGTCGAAGGCGTCGTCGGCCTCCTTGGAGCGCTTCTCGGTGTCCACGACGGCCTTGATCAACTCGTCGATCTTGGTCATTTCCTCCTGGTAGGCGTCCCAGTTCCCCTGCTCCGTCGGGGTGAGGGCGCGGTTTTCGGCCGCCGCGTCCACCGCGATCTTCTTGGCGTCGTTCCAGATGTTCATGCGCCGGTCACGGAGCCGCTGTGCCACTTCAGATGCCATTACCTGTTTCCTTTCTGATTGGCATCTGCACCGGCTCCGTCCGTACCTGGTAAGTAGCTACGGCCTCGGCAGATTTTCTGCTGTCAGGCTGGCCGGATGGCTAGCCCTCGTTCACGTAGGGGTCTTCCTGGTTGTTCTGCAGCTCGAGCAGGGCCAGGGCCCCGGTCAGGGTCGGCTTGGGCGCCTGGGGGACCTTGCGCTGCCTTGGCCTGCCGCCGTCGATGTCGGTCCGCTTGAAGAAGTCCATCGCCCGGCCCTCGTCCAGCCGCGAGCGCACCTCGTCCGGCTCGGCCTGCACCCAGGTGGCCAGGGACTCCACCGCTCCCTCGATCGCCCGCGCGCCCGCCGTGGCGTCCGGGTAGGCCGGGTCCAGCACCGGGGCCACGTCGACCAGCTGGATGCTGTGCAGGGTGCGCATCGGGTACTGGAAGTCCGAGACGCCCCACTCGTCGCCGCCGGGGTAGACCCGGAACGCGAACGAGGAATGCCGGATATCACCGCGGTGCACGTACTCGAGGATGTCGGCACGGCTCTGCGGGGGCTCCACGTCATAGGCCAGGCCGGTGTCGTCGATCGCCAGCTGCAGAGTGCGCGAGTAGGTGGTGCCGAGCAGCATCGTGTCCTGGTGGTTGTACCGGCAGACCACGTCTGGCCAGCCGTCGCGGCGGGACTCGTTGAACGCCTCGACGCCGACCTGCTCGACGAATCCGCCGAGCTTGCGGGACAGCTTGCCGAAGCAGGCGGCGTACCCCCAGATCCGGCGCGGTCCCTCCTCGGTGGACTGCCGCAGCTCGAGCGGGAACTTGGTGAACCGGCGCTCCGGGAACCCGGTCAGCGGGCCCTCGATCATCGTCCGGTGCGCGGCCGAGACGGCGATGCCGTGCTTCTTGGCCGCCGAGACAATGCGGGGCATGGCGAGCTTCCCGAACGGGGACTGGCCGGCCCGGGACAGCGCATTGCGCGTGTGCGCCTCGTCGTGTACCGGGAAATGCCGCTTGCCCCGCGGGACCGTCTTCCCAGATGGGTCCTTCGCGCCACCTGGCTCGATGTAAGCGAATGCGCTATCCGGGAGGTCATTGATAGCCGCGCTACTCAGATCTGCCATTGCGTGATATTCCTTTCGTGCGGCATCAATGAGCCCTGCCGTTTCCGTTGACGTGCGCTAGTTCCCGCTCTTCCGGGACCCACGGGCCGATGAACTCGGGATCTGTACCTTGGTGCTTCCGGGACCGCGCTCGCAGCCACGCCCTGACAGCTGCCCCGTCCTGCGGGTCCAGGCCCCGCTGGCTGCTGATGATGGCGCCGAGCATCTGGTCCGGGGACTTCGCCGGTGGCACGCCGGGGACATCGGGAGCCGCGAGATCTTCCTTCTGCAGTTTCTCCAGCCGGTCGGCGGCCAGGTCCATCTCCAGCGTCAGGCCGCCCAGCATGGAGTTCGGGATGCCGCGGATCGACCGGGCCATCGCCACCATGACCTCGAGCGGGATGTTCTCCCCGCCGGCCTGGCCCTTCAATGGCGGCAGGTCTTCCAGCTCGCGCAGCTCGTCGGTGTTCTTCAGGCCGATGTCCCGCTGGATCTTGTAGATGTCGGTGCGGGTCTTCAGGTCGGTCTTGAGCAGCGCGTCGGAGTCGAACCTGGTGTAGCGCTGCTGCGGCAAGATGGTGAAGAACTTGTGCTCGAGGCGGACCAGCCAGGGGCGCAGCGCCTCGATCACCTGGAGAGTGGACTGCTCGACGGTGTTCCCTGTGAAGTAGCAGGTACCATTCCGGCGGGCGAACCACGTCCGGTTCGGGGTACTGACGCACCAGACCAGATCAGTTGTCTCACGGGAGATGTATTCAGCATGCCCGGCTGGCCTGCGCCATGGCGTGACCTGGATACTCATGTTCCACATGCCAGCCGCGGTAGGCCCGCGGATTGCACCAGAGCGGCCGGTCAGCGCACAGGCTACCTGAAATGCCTCAAGCCGGTGCTTGTCCCTTTGTGCCATGACAGCCCCACGGCCACCCAGGCGCTTTATCCCGTCAGCGTCAAGTGATGTCTGGACAAACAACTCAAGCTGCGACCTGGTCAGCTCTGACAGAAATTGAGTGGACACTACCTTGTCCGGTGCATGCGCGAGCAGGATTCTGCCGGCTTTGGCGTTAAGCCGGAAATGCACGATGCCACGGTCGCTATGGTCCTCACGCCACGATGGGCGAGAGCGCACCTGAAGTTCTCCAGCAGGCCCGAACAGTTCTCCCAGGGCGGCCCTGATCCGTGCCACATTGCCAGGGTTGGCCGTCTGTGACTGGGTCAGGGTCACGCTGCCCCACGGCCCGGCCCAGCCCTCGGTCCACAGCCAGGCGATCAGCTCAACGAGCTCGTCAGACCACTTGGCTTCCCGCTGGGCGACGACTGGCGCAGCAGCGCTAATCCGGGCGTCCGTGGGCAGTGTTTCAGTGGTTTTCCAGGCCCAGCCGCTGTATCCGCCTCTACGTCCTTGCAACATCACTGGCCAGCGGTGATCTGGCGTGGTCACTGATGAGTGTGAGAGATTCTCCATCCTGATCACGTCATACGGGCCATCATCAAAGACATGAACCGCCTGGACAGGCTGCCACTCCGCCATTCCAGTGCTCGTGCTGAGAGTCAGGCACATGTCTCCGGCGGATACCTGGTCATGACGTAGCCAGCCGTGGGTGGTGAGAATCTCCGTTTCGATGTCTGCACAGTTGTATGTGAGGCTGTCACCGCGGCGGCCGCCAACCCGGTCCGGTGGCAGGCCGAAAATGGCGGCCATCTGCGTGGCGTTCATCTGGATGGCCTCGATGAACTGGGCCTCGCTCGGCGGGACGGTGACCGGCTTGTAGTCCCAGTCCCGGCCGTAGACCAGTGGCTCGCGGCGCCGGATCGACGAGGTCAGCATCGAGCGGATCTCGTCGGCCTGCGCGGCGTCGATCTCGATCTCGTTGTTCTGGAAGGTGCCGGGCGGGAATCCGCCGGCCGCATACCAGTCGGTGCCGTAGCGCGCCGCCTCCAGGCCCGAGAGGACCGTCAGCGCGAACGCCCGCAGCGGCGAGATTCCCTCGGTCCGGCCCGGGATGGCGAAAGCCTTGATGTGGAAGAGCTCTTCGCGGCGCATCAGCCGGCCGTAGACGTAGATCCTGGTCCGCAGCGGGTTCCATGGCTGCTGCTCGTCGTCTATGCAGGCGACGTCTTCCGGTGGTATCCACTCAATGCCAGTGGGATAGCCGTAGCCGTCGCGGCCGGTGATGAATCCCCAGGCATTGCCCTGCAGCACCAGGGAGACCATGGCGGTGAAAATCCAGTCGTACAGCGTGCCGTCAGCCGATGGCTGGTCGAAGATGGAGGGCCCGCTGTAGCGCTGCGCGGACGCCCCGCTGCCAGCCCTGGTGTAGATCTTGATGGGCAGGGAGGCGGCCGAGTCGGCCAGCAGCCGCGCGCAGGAATACAGGGCGGGAAGGCCGAGCGCCTCATCGACGCCATAGAAGGAGCGCGATGGATGGACCGGCCCACCTTGTGAAAATTTCCAGAACGGACTGTCCCAAGGGCGAGATAATCGCCATGGCACTCCCCCGATTACCCGCGTCTCTGATGCATCAGCCTTAATACGCTCGATGAGTCCCATGGCCAAACCACCCCCTCACACCGGAACGAAGATTGAGGGGATCAGGAAGCTCTATGCAACGGGGATCACCATGACCGCTACAGGAAAGCTGGCGGGTGTAACCAGGCACACCGTAGCCAGGGCCCTCTGGGACAGCTGAAGCACACTCATCAGGCCGGGCGGCCTGGGTGTGCTCGGTCTGTCCCACGGGCTGGTGATCCCTCGCGGCGGAGTGACCCGGCTCCGCAAGGGCCGCGGGCATATTTACGTTCTGATGATCAGACTACGCTGCGCCAGCCGGTTCTGGCGTGCCAGTGCCGTGGGTTATGCGCTCAGGCCCTTCGCACGTGCCCAGGCGATGGCATCCTCAGCGGCGTGACGATCACTTCCGTAGTGATGATGCCGTGCCCACGCGGATATGCCGTTCCACAACGCCTGGTCGGCGGCATCGGCCACCGGGCCAGGTCCGGGCGGGGGCGGGACCGGCGGAACGGGAACCGGCACCGGGGCGGGCGCACTCAGCGGGATGGACACCGTGCCATCACCCTGCTCCGCGAGCAGCCGGTCCAGCGTGGCCCAGCTCATGATGAACGACCCGTTCTGGCCCCACCCGGTGCCCCACGAATTGTCCAGGAAGATTTGCTGCGCCGTGACATCGATGCCCCGGACGAGAATCTCATGGCCAACGCGTACCGACCCGCCGGGAGAAATCGTGACCAGGCCCGAGCTGTCGGGAGAATCCATGCTCCCGTACCAGTTGACGCCAATGATCAGTGGCGTGGACTGCAATGCGTCCAGGACATCCATGAGCGAGAAACAGTGCGTATATCCGCTGATGAGCCCGGCGTTCTTCGCCGCCTGGCAGGCTGACAGGCCCGAGGACCCGCTGTCTTCCGATGGGAGCCCGGACCCGCCGTCGATGATCTCCGCTGCCGAGTACAGTGCAAGGGCCTCCGCCTGGCCCAGCGCAGTGCCGGGCGGGAGGGCGGTGAACAGCGGATCGCAGCCACAGCAGCCGTCTTCCGCCTCACCGGTGCAGGACCCGTATGAGCCCTGATCCAGGATGGGGATATGTCGGGGCCACAGCTCTGATGCCAGCGGGCCCCCGCTGCGCCGCCAGGGGTAGGCGCGCGACCGGGAGTCGTGGTGCACGTGGCGGCCGAGCCGCATGCCGTCGATGGCCTGCTCTTCGATCAGGCGCCGGGTGACCGTCCAGGACTGGATGGCGGGGCTCACAGCTTGCTGCTCCTCGGTGGCGGTGCCGCAGGATGCTGCGCTGGCGGAGCGCCGATCCCCTGCCGGAAACCGAAACGGACACTCACTGCGCAAAACACCACCGCCAGCCAGGACCGGCCAGCCAGCCAGCCGATGGCGAAGAACAGCCCGATGACGGCGGTCACCAGCACGACGGAGAACCGGACCTCACGGGCCTGCCCGGCGATCTCATCGGCGGGTACCCGGCCGAGCACGCTAGTGGTCATGGGCCGACTCTAACGCGCCCCGCCGGGCCCGGACCGGCAGCGCCACCGCGTGATACCCTGTGCTGTGCCTGCCGGGTAACAGATGCAGCGAGAGATGCAGGCTAGGAGATGCGATGCAGTACCGCAAGGCAGGCCGGAGCATGAGCAATGGCCACTGCGTGGAGGTCATGGAACGGGACGGCACGGTGTACGTCCGCGATAGCAAGAATCCTGATAAGCCCCCGCTGGAGTTCACGCCGGAGGAATGGCGGGCATTTAGCGGCGGCATGGCTGACGGGAACTTCTCTGATATCGGCACATCCGAGCAGTGGGCCGGCGGTAGGCATATGTCTATCTCCAGTGGCATGAGAGCCTGAAGGCGGCAGCGATGAGCGGTTTCTGGCGGAAGTCCGGCCTCAGCATGTCCAACAGCCACTGCGTGGAGATCAAGGTGGCCGCGGACGGGTCAGTCCTCATCCGTGACTCCAAAGACCCGTCCGGCCCCGTGCTCACGTTCACGCCAGCGGAGTGGGAGGCGTTCAGCGGCGGCGTGGCAGCGGGTCATTTCTCGGATGTGGCAGGCCGGGAGCGGTGGCTCGCCGTGGTCAACACTTCTTTCCTCAGGGCCTGATCATCATGACAGCCCGGTGGCGGAAGTCCAGCATCAGCACGAACAGCGGGAGCTGTGCCGAGATGCGTCCCCGTGCTGACGGCGGCGTGGACATGCGCAACAGCAGGGATCCGGACGGCCCGGTCCTGTCCTACACGAGGGCGGAGATCGCGGCGTTCCTGGAAGGCATCAAGGCAGGCGAGTTTGACGACCTGGCCTAGCCGCACCGCAACCGATATGACGACCCCGTGATACCCTGTACAGGGTATGCTGGACATGGTTTGGTAAGGCGTGGAATGGTCAGAAATGGCGGGGCATGGCGGGGCATGGTGAGGTAACAATCAGCCAATCGATTTCAGCGGGTCATAACTCCGGCGTTTGCGGTTGAATATCCAGTACGCCAGCAAGCCCGCTGAGATGGGCTGGATGCCACCCTCGCTGTCCCGCCGTGACAGTCCCTGCCCGCCGTCTCCGATATCCCGGGTCTCGGCATTGGCCATGGCCGACCACATCTCCGGGGCGAGCTCTCTTCCCATGTGGGCGACTTTCCTGTCCCGGACCGCGGTGACGAAGAGGGCGAAGGCCTGGGCTTCCTCGGCGGACCCGGCTTTCGTCACCTCGATCCCGGCCTTCTCCGCGTCGTCGATCAGCGCGGCGGCCGGCCCGTTCTTCGGCATGGCGACCGCCAGCGGCCGCCACCGGCGGCGCAGCTCTATCAGCTTCGGGATGACCCAGTCGGTGCCGTCCGAACTGCAGCCGCGCGGGATCTCGATCACCACGCGGGCCGGCTCGCCAGCGGGCAGCACTTCCGCGGTCAGCTTGTCCTGGAACTGGTAGGGCGAGCGCCCCGGCCGCTCCCACGCCGCGACGATGCACGCGGCCTTCATGTCCCTGGCCACGTCGACAGCGAACGCGACCGGCCGCGTCGCCCCGCCCGGGTCGGCTATCGCGCAGGCGTTCCACTGGTCCTCGCTGACCACCGACCAGGTCTCCTCCTCCTCCGGCCAGTCCCCGACGCCCAGGCGCTCCCGGTCGAAGGTGTCCATCGACATGGCGGACATCTCCTGCGCCACGTGCACGGCGGTGATCCGGATCCCCAGGGCCGGGTTGGCCTTCGCCCAGGACCGCGGGTCGTCCCGGTCGTCGTGGGCCCCGCAGACGATGAACCGGTTGGAGCGGCGACCGTTGACCTCGTCGCGGCGGCAGGTGTCCGTGTGCGCGCTGATCGACCACTCGGCACCTGCCAGCGACGGGTCACCACCCCGGAGCATGCGGCGGCGCACCATCGCCAGCTGGGTGGAGTCGTGATAGCCAGCGGACGCGGTGTAGTACATCTGCGGGTTGGGCACCGCGGACAGGGTCGGCATGGACGCGCCGACCTGCTCGTTGGACAGGAACATCGCCTCGTCATATACGACGCAGTCCGCCGTGAAGGACCGCCCTGAACCGCGGGAGCGGGCCAGGAAGCGCAGCCGGGCAGATACCGACTTACGGACCCGCTTCGCGCCAGGGCCGAAGATCAGCGTGGGCGTGGGCCGCAGCTCGATCGCCTCGTCGCCGTGGCTGGTGGTGATGGACTTGACCCGCCGCCGCAGCCCGTCGTTGCTGTCGACGGTGTCACGGACCCGGCGGAAGTGCTCCACGCATGCCTTGAACTCGTGCGCGGTGTGGATGATCAGGCTCTCGCCGAGCACGAAGATGCCGCCGAGCTCACGCACCTCGAGGTCCTGGTTTTTAATTTGCCGTTCTGGCGTGACAATATCCAGCACACCTCGAACGCTGACCACCTCCCATCCGGCCGTACGCCACAGGATTCCCGCAGCAGCCATTCCTGCCAGTCGTCCAGGTCATAGCCAACGCCCGGTGCCCAGCTCAGCAGGTCAGTGCTCTGGTACTCACCGCATCCAGCCACATAGTCACTGTTCGCGCAGCTGCGGCAGGACGGGTCTTTCTCCCGGTGCCGCGGCGGTGACGTCCAGATCCGCGGCCGCGGGTGCCCGCCGATCGCCGGGCCCGGCACCACGCTGCCATCGGGCAGGACGACGTCCTGGGCGAATGCGTAGATCGGGGGAGCGGTCACGGCGCGGGTTCCCGCTGCTCGCGGCCGTCCAGGCTGTGGTGGACGATCAGCCAGCTGTCAGAGCCATCTGCCCGCTCCACGAGCCTGTATTCCGGGATGCAGGCGCAGGTGTCATCCAGCTCATGCTCCACCAGGTCATTGACCGGGTGAACATGGAGAATGCTGGATCCCATGCCGTCAGGATAGATCTCCCCACAGCGGGAAACACCGGCGGCTCAGGCCCCTCAGCCGTGGTAGAACGTCAGGGGAACTGCGAAGACGGCGGCGATAGCGAGCACCATGGCCATGATGGCGAAAATCTTGTGCATGACAATCCTCCTGCCTGTTCGGGGGGAGATCCCCGGCTGGCCTGGCGAGACTCGAACTCGCGTTCCGCGCTTAGGAGGCGCGTGCCCTGTCCCCTGGACGACAGGCCATCAGAAGCCGTAGCCGGATTTGAACCGGCGTGACCTGCTTTGCAGGCAGGCACCTCACCACTCGGACATACGGCCGCGTCTCCAGCAGGACTCGAACCTGCGTGATCCAGCTCCGGAGGCTGGTGCCCGTCCTCTAGGCCATGGAGACTCATGCTGATCCCGGGACTATCTGCCTTGCGCGGTCCGTCCTCACATATGTTTCCGCCATATGAGGCAGCTCTTGTAACCGGCCCCTTGGAATAACCGGCGCCCCGGTAACCAGCACGTGCCAGCGGGTGGACTCGAACCACCGAAGCGTGACGCACCTGCTTTACAGGCAGGACCCTTTGCCGCTCGGGTCACGCTGGCAAGAGAACTGAAATCATCGTGGGGTCCCCGGTGGAACTCGAATCCACTAAAACCAGGCTCACAACCTGGCCCCTCGGCCACTTCGGGATCAGGGACAGTGGATAGCGCAGGGCTCGAACCTGCGGCCTCTGCTGTGTGAAAGCAGCGCTCTTCCAGCTGAGCTAGCCATCCTTTAACCGGCCGGGCAGTGCTGGCAGGGTGCCCTCCTGATGGCAGGAGGGCCGTCCGCATCGCCCAGCCAGCCGCGCGCCCAGGAGGACTTGAACCCCCATCTCTGGCTCCGTAGGCCAGGGCCCTGTCCGTTAGACGATGGGCGCATGAGCCCTGGCAGGCCTGTGTCCCTTGCCCGCCAGGGGTCGTGCCCGCACGAGGAATCGGACCTCGCGCCCCTGGCGTGTCATGCCAGTGCTCTGCCATTGAGCTATACGGGCGTGTGCCAGCCCAGGCGGCGGCCGCGGTTGGGCGTTAGACGGCTCCGGGGGAGCTGGTGCCATGCGAGCCATCTGGACTGGCCGTGCACTGCTGCTTTGCGCCAGGAGATGCCCCAGGCCCCACGCGCGGGGTAGCCGGGCAGTCCTGGCTGGAGACGAGCAGCCAGCCTCCGCGGTCCAGACGAGAGTTGAACTCGCCCTAGCGCCTTGACGGGGCGCTGTGCAACACCGGTACACTACTGGACCATTCTATTTACTTTTTACGTCCTTCACGACGATCTCTGCGATGCCGATCTCTACGACATTCAGAGCATGTACCATAACGCACACCGTAACTATCATACCCGGTTACCTCTTTATCATGACCCTTCAGGCATACGCTCGTATGCTGCTGCTGGATTGTCCTCTCCAGGTGACATCCTTTACACCGGACCACGCACTTTAGCAGCTCAGCATCACGTCTGACTTTACTCCAGGACCAGATATTGTGGCTTACCTTTATAGCCGGATCAACGTGATCAAGTTCCAGCTTCTCCCAGCTGCCGCAATCTACGCAAGGACCGTTTACTGAAAACCAGTCTTTACGTCTCTTTGCCATCCATTCACGCTGGTAAGCACGCTGCTTGGCAATATCCTTATATCCCATGCTCTCATGCTAGCATGTGAACCGTGCTCCCCCGGTGTGATTCGAACACACAACCCTCGCCTTAACGGGACGCTGCTCTGCCGTTGAGCTACGGAGGAATAAAGGCAATGGCGGGATTCGAACCCGCAAGCCGCAGGGATTTCACGGCAAGCCTGCATAGACCGCAGAGGCCTGCGTCATGCCAATTGCACCACACTGCCCGTGGCGGAGGTGGGATTTGAACCCACGATTTCAGGCTTATGAGGCCTGCGAGGACGGCCGAGCTCCTCTACTCCGCTAAGTTAATTGTGTAAAAATCTTACCAGGTATCCGGATGCCCGATACCCTGCCAAGGCCAGTCACCGTGGTACAGCCGGCGGCAGCCGCGGTAATCTAGCAACCGCATCCTGGATGCGTATCTCTTGCAGTAAGAACAGTGCCAGCGCCGCCCGTAATCTCCCAGCCATTGCCAGATCACGCTTGATCAACCCCGGTTTCTAGTAGCCCCTGGCGGTTCTGACCCGCCTCCTCCGCCTTGAAAGGGCGGCCACCTGACCATTAGTACGAAGGGGCCTTGCATCCCGTACCCCGTGCCAGTGTCGAACTGGCGCTGCCAGGCTGAGAACCTGGCGGTCTGCCGTTAACCTAACGGGGCATCGTGCAGCATGAGGGACTCGAACCCCCGGCCAGCTGGGTAGAAACCAGCCGCTCTGTCCACTGAGCTAATGCTGCAGGCAGATCCCAATACCTTGTCCAAGGGCTGGGATCTCCTGGACCCATATGTGCACCCGGCCGCTTTCCCCGCGGCAGACAGACCACGGGTAATCGTGCACTGGGAGGGAACATTCCCGGCCGTGCCCCGCCGAGGTACCGACCCCCGTTCCATCGGGTAAAAGCCGATTGCATCACCTTAATGCTTGCAGGGCGTGGGGGAGACGGGGATTGAACCCGCATGTACCAATTACCCTTTCTGCTACTTATAAGGTAGAGGGGATACTCCCCGGTTGGCCATCATGGAGTCGGACCATGCATACCGCCTTATCAGAGCGGCCCCTTCACCGGTTGGGTAATGGCCATCAGCGGCAGAAGTGGGATTCGAACCCACGAGGCTGTAACACCTGGCCGCTTTCAGGGCGACTGCCATAAACCACTAGGCGACTCTGCCATGCGGAAGACGGAACACTCGAAGTCCACTCCCTGAGGGAGCCACCCGCTTTCGAGGCGGGGGCTGGCGCCCGCCAGCTTCATCTTCCATAGGGCCGCCTGTGCCTAGAGGGATCTGCAGGCCTTCTGGCCCAGGCGGTCCGCGCGGAAGCCGGAAGTCCCGATCTCCAGCCGGTCGCCCGGCCCACCCGCCTTCCAAGCGGGGCCGGCCGCCCGGCCGGTTCAGCTTCCAGGTGCCCCGTATCTGTCACGGCCGGGGCCACGCCGTGCCGGAGCCGAACCCGGTACAGGCGATCAAGATGCGGAGAGCGGAGGACACGAGCCCCACGGCCGGAGCCGCGCACTCGGTAGCAACGAGGCCCAGGCGCCTGCCTGGTTCACTCTCCATGACAATCAGTACCCCGGGAGGGATTTGAACCCTCACGACCCTTCCGGATCACACGGTCCTGAACCGTGCGCGTCTGCATTTCACCACCGGGGCATAGGCCAGATCACGTCTCCGTGGTGTGTCTGCGGATCTCAGGCCGCACCTCAGGGACCTACGGGTGAACCCGCAATCCGGCTCGAGCGGATGACCGGTCTCGAACCGGCGACCTTCACCTTGGCAAGGTGACGCGCTGCCAGCTGCGCCACATCCGCATGAGAAGGCAGGCTATACCGATGAATGGATTCGGCCTGCCTTCGAGCCCCAGACCCGGATCGAACGGGTGGCCTCTCCCTTACCGAGGGAACGCTCTTACCGACTGAGCTACTAGGGCAACGACGCCATGCGGCTGGCCCGGGACTGCGGGGACAAGCCTGGCCTGCCACTGGCCCTTCACTATCTGGGCTGACCCAGCTCGCATGACATCTGCCTGGCTCATGACTGGGGACGGATTTCCTGGCCACTCACGCTACCGGTGACCCCGGCTGCTGAAGCGGTGGTCAAAGGCCCGTCCTAGTATCACAAGCCAGGCCGCTGGGGAACGTGGACTCGAACCACGACCGCCGGGGCCAAAACCCGGCCGACTGCCTTTATCGGATTCCCCATCGTGAGCCTCCGGCGGGCACCGACCCCGCGGCCTCCCGTTTACAGGACGGGCGCTCTGCCAGCTGAGCTACAGAGGCATACTGCCAGTCGTGTCCCTTGTGAGAATCGAACTCACACTGCCCGGCGCCTCATGCCGGTGCCTCCTGCCGTTGGGCTAAAGGGACCCTGCGGCGTGCGAGGCAGAGCATGAGTCCGCCAGCACGGTCAGGGCGCTTGCGGATTAGGCCTCATGCTCCGCTCCGCTACGCCGCTGAGCCTCACTCCGGTGTTGACCCGGACATCCCGGCCGTACGAAGGCCGGGTGCGCGCTGGCGCGTAAGGCATATCAGGCCGGCCCGCGGGATTCGGACCCGCAATCCACTGTGCTGGCGGGCAGCTCGCCGACGCCATAGCTCGCATCCGCTTTGCTAGTCGTTACCTCGTGGTTTACGCGCTAATGCCCGGATCTCCCGGGCCACTGCGCCTCACGCGCATGCCCAGCGCGGAAGACGGCCTGATCGCTGGCCATCCTGGAATTGAACCAGGAATCTCCGAGTCCAGAGCCCGGCGGGTCTGCCTGTTCCCCTAATGGCCATCAAAGGTGCCACAGGTTCCGTGGCCCTCCACACGAGGCTCGGTTACCTGCGCCTGCGGCACCTGGCGCCTGAGCTCCGCTGCCGGAACCACTCGGCTCGGTTACCTGCACCCAGGCACGTGCGCGAGGTGAGACTCGAACTCACACTCAGCTGATTTTGAGGCAGCTAGCTTTCCCGCTTAGCGTTACTCGCGCATACCGTGCGCCACCAGGGCCTCGAACCCCGTACCCCTCGCTTAAGAGGCGAGTGCTTCACCAGTACAGCTCGCGGCGCGCAGAGCGGATAACAGGAATCGAACCCGTATGTCCTGGTTGGAAGCCAGGTGCCTAAGCCATTCGGCCATATCCGCAGGAAACTACCCGGAGATGCGCAGTGCCAGAGGTTCCGGGCCAGGCCCGGCACGTGACTGCGCCATCTCCGGGGAGCATGAGGAAGGAACGCTGCAGCACTCCCGATTACGGATCCGTGCGTCCACGGCCCGCCAGGCTGCCGGCTGTCTACGGCCTGCCTGTCATGCCCTCGTGCCACCTGCTGGAGTCGAACCAGCGGCCTCCCGGGTTTCGGCCGGGCGCTCTTACCATCCTGAGCTAAGGAGGCATGGTCGGAATGGGGTGAATCGGACACCCGGCTTCTGCGCCCCAAACGCAGCGCTCTTCCACTGAGCTACATTCCGGTCAAGGTGGTGAGATTTGAACTCACGGCCCCCTGGCCCCCAGCCAGGTGCGCTGCCAAGCTGCGCTACACCTTGTCATCCGTCGGGCTAGCTGGATTCGAACCAGCGGCCTCACGCTCCCGAAGCGTGCGCGCTACCAAGCTGCGCCATAACCCGGTGCGCGAAAGGGCGGACGGTCTCATCAGCGACGGCGCCTACGCGGCCGTGGCATCGTGTGCCATCTCGTTTGGTCACCGCGACCGTCAGCCGCGGTGCCCTTCCACTTCGCCCGTGAGGTGGGCGCAGGCCTGCCAGCCCGCCACCCGGCGAACCGGAGAACGCTGACGGCTGGTCAGTGGAGAAGGTGAGAATCGAACTCACTACGGCACCGCTTGCAGGGCGGGCCCGCTACCTCAGCTGTCATCCCCAGTGCGGCAGGTTTCGCCGGCGCACGTCATTCCGTCCGGTGCATGGCCTGCCGCGGTGTTTCCCGCTGTTGAGTTCTCAAGTTACCGCCCATCGGGGGGCCGGGCGCACGAGTACCAGGTTACGATCCCAGCGCACCGGTTTTGGAGACCGGAGCCTGCCCAGCAGCTACTCGCATAATTCAGACCGCGTAGTACAAGGATGCATGGCGGCCGCCCAGGAGTCAACTGGTTTCCGGCTGGCTGCGCCACGCTATCCCGATCACGGCCTCGGTCAGCCTGTCCACTCTGCGGCGCTCTTCGTCGTAGTCCTTGCGTAGCGCCCGGGTGTCCTCCGCGGCGTGATACCAGCGGGTCAGCTCCTCCAGCAGCGCGCGGGCCATGTCATCGGGCAAGGCAAAGGTAGGGACGGCTGGCCCGGTGCCCGGGGCCAGCACCTCATTCGGCATGATCACGCCCTGGTCGTTCACCCGGCAGATCACCCGGGGGCCGTTCCCGCCCGTTTCCATGATGCCCACTGAGATCCCGCCGATCATGAAGTCGCCGGAGATGTGCACGCGGATCATGGCAGCTCCATCCGCTCATACTCATGCATGAAGCCATGCACCCCGGGATCTGGGCACTGGCACGGCTCACCGGTGCAGGTGCGGTGCCTGCCGTCCCTGCAGTCCAGGTGGATGACTGGCTCAGCGCCGCTTGCCCTGATGTCCGGGGCGGGGGCGATGTCGGCGGCGGTAAGCGTCACCTCGGTCACCAGGTGCCCGTCCTCGAGTGCGTGCCTCGCGCCGCCGGGCCGGAAAGACGGCCCCGGGTCCATCTCGGATTCCTGCCAGTCGCAGCCGTGGCAGAAGCTGCTCACGATCCTGCGCGTGCGCCGGATGCTGACGCTCATCCCGGGAAGCCCACTTTCCGCCTGGCGCGCAGCATGCGCTCGTGGTGGTACATCAGCGGCAGATCATAGCGCGGCGTGGCACCCGGGCGTGTCCCGTACCCGTCAAGCGGAACGCAGTGCTGCCGCGGCCGGAGCCAGCAGGCCGGGCAGTTGACCATCTCTATCCAGCGCAGTTCCTGCCACATCGATATCAGGGCTGCTATCAGCATGATTCCCCGCCCGCCGCCAGCCAGATCTCATCTTCGTGATGCCCGCAAGCACATGAATGATCACAGGCACGCCACCAGGCCCAGCCGGAATGCCCCTGCCCGGCCGGGTACCGCCGCCATTCGTAGCACAGCTGGCAGGTCCCGTCTGCCGGTGACGCGGCCGCTGTGCCATCCCGGTCAGCAAGCCGCCCGTACCATTGCCGGGCCGAGCCGCATTGCGGGCAGGGAATACGGGGATCCAGCTTCCCATCCTGCGGTGCGTCAGGGAGACCGCAATCCGCGCACCACCAGCGGGCGGTGTCCGGCTGGCCAGGCGGCAGGGCCCCCCCGCAGTACCACCGGGATCACAGGGCCTGCAGCCCTGGCCGCCATCCGCTCTTCCCAGGAATTCATCCCTGCACAGCCGTCAGGCGCCTTTCCCGCTTGTCTTTCGCCTCGTCGGTCTGATCCCCCTTGACCTCGCCGGGTGCCATCTGCATCAGCGTGGTGATGGACTGGCGGATCTCCCGGGTGAAGACCGGGATCTCCCGCGCGCCCACCGCCTGCAGGGTGTGCTCGCCGTCCTCGTCATCCACCACGCAGATGCCCCGGTCGAGCAGGCTGGCGAGCAGCAGGGCGTTCGCGGCGATGGCGCCTTTGCGCAGCGAGTCTGGCAGCATCCGCAGGTCTTTCCGGACGGCGAGCACGCATGGCCCGGCCCGGGTCATGATTCATGCTCCTCAGGCAGTCCAGCATTGACGAATCGCAGGCGCCCCGCCTGCGCATACAGCTGTAGTCCTTCCACGCAAAGTCCCGCAGGTCTGGACTGGCCATGGCACGTCCCGCAAAAATCCAGATGACGATCAAGCCGTCCGGTGGTGTCAGGCGCCAGGGCCGTCTCTGGGGTAACGGCATCCGGCTGCCCGCTCACGGCCCGGCCCGGGTCATGATTCATGCTCCTCAGGCGAGTGCCCGCAATTCAGGCACGATCCGGGTACGTCATCCCCGCCTTCAGGAGCCGGGTCGTAGTCATTGACCTCGCAGCATCCGCACGATTCCGCCCCGTTCACGGCCTGATCCTCTCGCAGTGCACCACGAGCAGGTGAGCCTGCAGACCGGCTTTCCCGCCCTGGGTGAGTGTCAGGCATCCCGGGTGCGGGCACGGGCTGGAGAGCTTCTCACCGGGCGGGACCCTGCCAGGATCGAGCTGCCCAGGTTTCATCTGGGGGAACGTGCGGTCCATGGCGCCTCCGGGCAGATTGCCCTCATATTATCTCTTCCAGATCCTCTGGTTACCCCGCATGATACTTTGTGATGTGTCATCAGAAAAACAGGGAGAGGGCTGATCAGGGTGGGAATGAAGCCTGGCGAATGGACGCCGTGCCCGACGAAGCTGGACTGCATCAAGGCCAGCGTGGACGGCGACGGCAGGATCCGGGTGTCTGACACGGCTGAGACCGGGTCTTTCACCGTCAAAGGCCATGAGGTGTGGGATTTCGCCGTGGCCATCGTCAACGGCACGGCCACCCCGGAAATCATGGCCGCGATCCACGCCGACCGGGCGCGGGAGGCTGGCCAGGAGCCCGGTGACGTCAGCCGGACGCACGACTCCTGGCTGGCGGCGGGCGCCAGCCTGTAGGGCCTATGAGCCGCGGGGCTGCGGCTGCCCGCCTGAGCGGCCGCAGTCCTGCGCACCACTGATGGTGAGCTGAGGCGATGGCCGGGACATGCCAGAATCCGGTCTGCGGCAAGATGCTGGCCGGGGACCGTAATTCTTGCCAGGACCTGTGCGGTGCCTGCTATCAGCGCTGGCGGCGGGCCGGATACCCGGATTCCGGGGTGCCAGGGCGTATGCCCAGGAGGCATAGGCCAGGATGCCGGTGCGCTTTCCACTCATCCCGGAAAACGCATCCCCGTACCGACCAGCGAATCCGCATGTACGGGGAGCTGCGCTACGCCCGTGGCATGAGACCAGCCCAGATCGCGGCTGAGATGGGCATGGCGGTGAGCAGCCTGAAGAGGTACCGGGCATCCTGGAACAGGCGGGAAGACTCTCGCAGGGCCCTGCTGGCCGGGCTGGCCTGGGCCATGCGCGAGGTACTGCCCGCGTCCTATAGTGATCCTGTGATAGGCGCCCTGCCAGGGACGTACCCGGGGCACTCCGGGTAAACAAGCCCGGGACTGCGCCCGCGCTCACCGGCCGGGCCATGGCGGGGCAGGCACACCACCCCGTGCCTGCCCTGTGCGCTGCCTAGGATGTGCCTGTGGGCACAACGGTGAGCAGGGTGCGGCTTCCAGACGGCCGTGAGCTCACCTGCGAACGCGAGATAATGAAAGTATGCAGCCTCGACAGTTCTATTGCTGCAATCCTGCCAGGGCCGGTCCAGTTCTTCATCGACGGCAATCCGGTCACCGTGGAGCAGGCAAACGCCACCATCAATGGTGAGCCGTATTACAGCTTTACCCCGCTGGAAAGCTGACGTCAGTAACGGTGCCTGATCATTGGTTCCTCACTGCGCAGTACCCGCCACCGAGGTCGATGATCGTATTATCATAATGGCTGCTGATATAGCTGATCATCCAGTCGATCTGATCTGCCGCCGCGTGCGCGATTCTCATCACCTCAGCATAAGATGCCTCCAGGTCCCCGCACCGGGATGAGAGATCGCACAGGCCCTTCTGCACGTCATACCAGCTGAAGGACTCCTCATGCGCCGGCACGGTCTGCCACAGACCGTATGCCGCGCTAGGTTCCTCGTGCATGAACCTGAGCCTAGT